ACCGTGTCAGGCATCTTCTGCTCCTGTTGCGGCGGGGTGTCGTCAGGGGCGACGGGCGGCTGACAGGCAGCGTTGATCCGGTCGTGCAGTGGCTTCGCTGAGCAGCGGCACGTATCATCGCCGGGGCAGTCCTCATCGTGCCACGGTCCCCACTGCTCCACGACATCGCGGAGCACCTGTTGCGGGGTGTCGTCAGGGGGGCGGGACGCGGCGGTCATCGGTTGCACCTCGGCTCTCGTCATCCCTACACCACAAGTCGGGCAGACGTTCCATTTACTCGGCCCTTGAATGCCATGCTCTTTGCAATGCCAGATGCTCATAAGCACCCTTCTAGAGTTGGGGGGCGGGACTCAGACATCAGCTACCTCACCCGCACAAGTTGACCATTCGGCATCTTCTTGTAACGACGGTTTTTGAACGGGCCTGATGCGAATCGCACGACAGGCACCGAGTCGTCATGTCTGACAACCTCTGCGATGTCGCTTTCCGGCACGCCAGCCGCCAGCGCATCGGCCTTCGTCTCGTAGGTTTCTCCGGTTCTGATGTCCATATCAGCCTCCCTTCGCCTGTCGGCGTTCGTTGTCCGTAATCCAGCCCTTCACGACGTCAATCATCCCGGCGCGGTCGGCGTTCGAAATCCAGAACACAGCTCCTTTACCCTTCGGCTCGGCTTCGTTGACGCCAAACGGCACGAGAAACAAGCCCCATGCCCATCCTTCCGGCGTCTCCTCATCAATCAACGTCGCCAGCGTCTTCAGCGCACGCTCAATGTCGGCGTTCCTAACTTGGTAGCGTTCGTCTGGAGTTGGGGGGCGGGACTCAGACATCAGCTACCTCGCCAATCTTTCGCTGGAAATGCTTAGGACACAGACACTTCTCCAGTTTCGTGCATTTTTTGTTCGTGCAGCGAAACCATCCTGACGTTTGACCGTTTGTCTTCCGGCCATAACACAGGTAGCAGAAGTGTTCATGTGCTGGCGTGCTCATGCGGGGTCGGTCCTCTCAGTGCCAGCCGCCTCCAGTTGGTAGCAGGGAATCGGCAGCGGCTTCTCGGTCGTCACGGTCATCGTGTAGCCAAACTCGCTAAGCACCGTGGCGATGTCCAGCAACCACAAGTCGATAATGCAGCCAGCGGCCGTCAAATCGTCACGCACGGCGTAGAACCGCTTGATTAGGCCGGGGTTCACACGCTCGCTGTGAAACTCGATAACGCCCAACTTCACCTCTCGGCTCATCGCGCCTCCTCGGGGCCGTCAGGGGCCGGTAAGGTATCTTGGAACCGTCGATGCTGCTCGCCAACTAGCCGCACGTCCTTCATGTTCGCGCAACGCATCATCTGAATCCTGAGCGCGATGTTATTGCCGGGACCGATCTGGTTCATCAGCCAGCCGAGACAGTGCGTGTCCTGTGTCTCGTGACAGGCCATCACGCGCTGCACCGAATCGCGCAAGGTGGACACGTCTCCCGGCTTCGCAATCGTGGAACGAAGGGCGCAGTGCTTGTCCACCGAATAGCCGTTCGGGATGTCGTGCGGGTCCACGTCCACGCGCCACGGACATTTCGCGCATTGCGTCGTGCGCTTCAGCTTCCACGTCTGGGTGCTCATCCCTGCTCCTGCGAGGGGCCGTCCGCCCCAAAACTCACACATTCACGCAAGACATTCTTGGTGTAGATCTCGCCATGCCGACTTGTATCGAGCCGCGTATCATCTAGGTGCGTAGCGAGACCTTCCGCGAGCACCTTCAACGCATGCGAATGCGTCAGAGATGGATTGACGTGACTCGGATAGTCCCCACGCGGTTCATGCGCCACGATACGCTTCAGATCGCCGTAGGTTGTCGGTTTCATCTCGCTACTCCTTGGGGGAGGGGCCGTCGGCCTGCGCGAGGGCGGCGCGCACCGATGAACAGGCGCTATGTGAGCACGTATCGAACGGCGTCGTATGGCCCCAGTCTTCAGCATCTATGTTCACGGTGTCGTCGAACTGTTCCATGTGAAATACCTTGATCGCGCCACCAGCCCATCCAGCCAGCACTTTCAACGCTTCATCCTTCGCGGGCAGCGCCACGAAGGCGCGGGCATCGGCCGGTTCTCGAAAGCTGGCGATCAGCATTCCTGTCGGGTCTTCGACAATCGTCCACTCTCGGTCAGCGCCGACGTGGTGTCGCACGGTGAGCGGGGCGGGGGTCCTCGGCATACTCAATGCTCCAGTGCTCGTCTGCGTCGATCGACCTCGGCATGTAATGTACGGTGGTGGAGACAGTAGACAAACTTCTGGGTCTTCACCCCACATTTGGGACAGACCTGTTTGGCCCGTCGGCGGTTGTAGAGTCGTCGCTGCCGGTCGGCACAGGCGTGGCGGAGGGCTGGACTCATACGAGGCTCCTGTAGAGTTCGGCGTGCTTCCGCCCCGCGTGTCTCCAGCTGTCACGATTCGCGAGTTCGACCGTCCGTCCATCCCAGTCACCACAGCGCAGACCCACGAGGAGATCTTGTGCGTGCTCCATGCTCGTGGCCCAGCGAATAGCCATCTCATCGTGGAGATCCCTGAACTGCCGCTGGCCAGCCATGGCGATCACCGGCTTCCTCGCCCCAATCCCGATGCGGATCGCGGCCGAGGTGCCTGAGTTGCCATTCACGTAGAGGAAGGCGGTCGCTTGGCAGACATGGAGGAGGGCGAGGACCTCTTGCAGTCCTTCGTTCCTCCGCACGACGAGCCATGGATTGCGCTGACGGAGATCGGCCTCTCGATCCTTCGACATCTCCGGCACACACAGGGCGACTCCCCAGCCCACAGCATAGGCAATCTCACAGAGGCGATCGTAATTCTTCCAGCCGAAGTCGAACCCCACCGAGCCCACGAAGGGACGCCCATAGATCCCAGTACGGTCTGCTTGGTAGCCATTCATCTCCGGGACCGCCTGTCGCCAGTAGATCGCCTGCTCCAGCCCGATGACCGGTTCGTGGACGATGAAGGCATCCGCGACGTCGTGGACCTCCTTCGACAACTGATCGGGAGATTCATGGCCCATCGTATCGTGCCAGGTCACGACGAATTTCACTCCGAGCTGTTGGTATTGACGAATCCACGCCGGACTCCAGCGGGAGTGGAGGGCCCGGTGCCAGTTCAGGTGGATCACATCGACCGGTGGAGGCTGCTTTCCACATTCGACTGGATCGAGGGAGTCGGCGGACGGGGTGATCACGATGTCGGGATCGGCCTGTTTCACGTAGTCGATCAGCTGCTCGCTATGCGCCTGAATGCCGCATTGGGGCTGACCCCACGAGGTGACCAGCAGCACATGGAGGGGGTTAGCCATTGATTTTCTCGTCTCCCAACACATCACCAGCATCGTGGTTGATCAGGCCGATCAGCTCGGCGCGACGGTCGTTGAGAAATTGAATTCGAAAGGCGAGTTTCCCCACCTCCATCCAGTTATAGATCGCGGTGCCCTTGTCGATCGGGGTTTGATCTTTGTACTTCTCCCGCCAACTCCGCAGATCATCCTCCGCATGCCAGAGGGCGGCATTCACCGCGGCCAGATCGGTGTAGGCCGTGAACCATTTGCCGTTCAGGGTTCGGGTCCGAATCTCGCTGAGGAGGACGGCCCCTTCCGCCTCGAAGTGTTTGACGTCCTTGCCTGCCTCAGTTCCGAACAGCCGCTTCAGGGCGAGAATGGACAGTCGATCACTCACCTCGCCGGCTCCGTAGTTCTTCAGTCTCACCGTGTCCCCCAGACCGCGAGATAGTTCGACCGGTGGCTCGGCCACTGGATGACTTGGTAGCCCAACTCCACCAGCCACGCGAGGGTGTGCTCCAGTGTGTAGCCGTGGGGCGTGGCCATGTCCTCCTCCCATTCGAAGACGATCACCGGGTGCTGCTTACGGATCGTGGTCGAGAGACCATGGAGGGCCGCGGCGTCACACCCTTGGGCATCGACCTTGATCAGGCCGACCGTGCCGAACAGCATCCGGTAGTCGTCGAGGGGAGCCGCCTCAAGCTGCTCATTCGAGATCTCGCCCAACAGAATAGGTACTAAGCTCGGGCTGCCGAAGTTGTGCGGGACGAAATCGCGATTCGTGAGGTAGCAGCGGTTATCATAGGCCGCGAACGGCAGGAGGATCACCTTGTCCGCACACGAGGCTTGGTTCAGGTCGAGGGTGGCGCGGAGGTAGCGTAGGGTCTCCGGCATGGGTTCGACCGCGATCACCTTGTAGCCCTTGGAGGCACAGTAGACCGTGAAGCTGCCGAAGTTGGCCCCGATGTCAATGACAGTCGTGCCGACTGTCGTGTAGTCCTTGAGGACTACTTGGAGGAATCCTGGTCCGTCCCAGATGGTGCCGGCTTTCAGCGTGCCACCGATGCAGTCCTCGGGGTCGACGAAGAATTTCCCATACGGAGTGGTGACGACTTCATCGCCCATTAAGCGCCCCTCGAATCGTGTCTGCGACATGCCGAGCGTCGAATGTGGGGAGTCCGTCGTTGCCGGTAACCAGGTGTACGCGCCCCACCTTCCCGACTGGATAGAAGATCCCATTCCACCTCGCCTCCATCGGTTCCACTACGATCACCGGAGTCCCACAGGCCACCGCGAGGACATGGAGGGCTGAACAGTCCCCCACGAACAAGCTACTCGCCGTGATGAACTCGGCGGCTTCTACCCATGTGTACGGTCTCCACCCTGCGAGGACCCATCGACCACCCGGAGTGGCCATCTGCATCAGGGCAGTCGTGGGCCAGCCGACATCCTCCCGGTTTTGTGTCCATGCAAACTCCTGCTGCAAGAGCTGGAGTAGGCCGACCTTCAATTCGAACCACGCCTCGGTGAAGCCGACCGGGGTACAGGTCGTGCCCCATGAATTGGGTAACGGAGGAATCGTGATCCACGGAGATTCCAGATCGAGTCCTGCTACCGCCAGATGGGGATAGTGGTACTTCAAGGTGCCGTAGATGTACTGCGCCAGCGGTTGATCCGGCCAGCCGCGGTAGCCGAGATGAATCTCTCCCTCCTCCACGACAGGAGGCTGCCAGTCATTCGGCGGGGTGAGACTCCACGCATGATCGGCCACCACGACTTTGAGGTAGGGCTGTTGCTGCAGCAGGGGCAGCATGCTGGCGAACTCACCGGCTATTCTCAGGGACACGGGTCCGTGGATCTCGGCGAGGGCTCTGACAGTTGGAAGGGCCCAGAGCAGATCGCCTGCTCGTCCGGGGAAGGTCACCGAGATCATTTCTTCCCCCGATGATGGAGGGCATACTTCAGCTTCCGAATCTGCTCCCGATCCCGCTTCGCCACCTTCCGCAACTTCTCCACCAGTGCGAGGAAGTCCACGATGATCGCGGTGTCGATGAAGGCCAGCCCGCTCACCCGTGAGGCCAGTAACGCTTTCGCTCGATTGACGACGGCTGTTTTTGCCACCACAACACTCCTTCTCCACCTATGCGTCCGTCTTCGGCCTAGACGGCCTTAGACGTACGTACTAGGGACGCTGCACTGTAACCTCTGACGCTCTCAGCCCCTTCGGCCCTTGACCCTTCACGAACTGGACTCGCCAGCCCTCCTGCAGATCATCGAACGGCCCGCCGCTGAGCACCTCCGACCGGTGGAAGAAGTACTCCTCGCCGTTTTCATCCTTGAGAAACCCGAAGCCCTTCAGCGGGAACACCCGGGCGATCTTGCCGAGGACCCGATCAGGATCAGGCTGGGCCTCCAGAGCTTCTCGTCGCTGTTTGATATGCGCCATCACACCCTCAACGGAAGGACATCGGTGAACAACGCATAGCCGATCTTGTGGGACGCCTGCCAGAAGCCGTGATCCCCTTCAGGAATCTGCTGCTTGGCCCAATCCCCATAGCCCTGATCGCCCACGGCCGTCTGCCCACCGAGATGTCGACACCGGATAGGCAGATACCACGCTTCCCAGCCTTGGCGAGCGGCGAGGGCCCCGAGGAGACCGTCGTAGAGGTGGTGGACAATCCCGTGATCCTCCAGATAGCTCCACGGGCGTTCGTAGTCCTGAGACGAGGGCGTGTGGGGGCTGGCGTCTCCTTCGAAGAAGGCTCTCCGCCCGACCTGACTGAATCCATCGAGACACGCGACTGGTTCAGCCAACAGACTTCGCAGTCCGTGCACCTCGGCATCGACCAGATTCGACCGGAATCCAATCCTCGCCAGCTGCATCGGGTCGTAGGGCTTCTTGTAGATGTCATCGGCTCCGAGGCCAATGGCCCCACCAAACCCGAGCAGCCCACAGTTCTCGGTCAGTTCAAAATGTCGAATCGTCCGCTGGATCCAATCCGGCTGGAGCAGCTCCACATCATCATGGAGACAGGCGATGATGTCGGCATCGGTCTCGCGGAGGGCATAGTCCACCCCCAACCGAAAGGCTGGCACGGTGCCGAGATAATCTCGACTCACGACGTGAGTAGCCGTGACGACCGTTCTCCAGTCGTCAGCGTCGGTCTGCAGCACGATGATCAGTGGGACCTCGTCATCCTTCCGCCACGACTGCAGACACGGCTTGGCCCGCTCGAGATTGGTCGAGGCCGTGACAATCGCCAAGGTCAGGCTCATAGGGTCGGCTCCTCCGGCCGGACGATCTCCAGACTCGGCTTGGCGGTGGGTGGCTGAGCCTCGCTGGCTTCGATTACCCGCACGAACTCCTGATTGACCTGCCCCTGTGGCGCGGCGAACTTCAGCGTGCTGGAGACCGTAATCTCCAATAGATTCGCCGGCGCGCTGGGATCGAGCGGCTTCGTGATCCGGTGCACCCGGAAGATCGGCGGCACGGCCACCTGGAGGAAGATCAGATCCCCTTCGTGGAGTACCCGGTTGAAGGCATCGTGGACCTGTCCGGGGGTGATCGTGAGATCCCGGTGTTCCTTGGCGAACGGATTCAAACGACTCTCTTGGCCCATTAGTTCATCCTCGGTTCGGTTGGCGGAGTGCCCCCGTACTTCATGCGGTTGATGACCTCGATCCCGGATTCATTCCCGGTGAGATCAGGAAAGTCTTCAATCCACTCCGCGAGCAGGCGCTGCAGGGTGCGGAGGTGATGCCCCGCGATCCGCAGGCTGTGATTGCCACAGTGCGGACAGTCGATGGTGATCTCTGCCAGCAGGGCCTGTTCCCCGCTCAGTTCGTCGAAGTTGATCAGGATGGCTTTCCCGCTGATACGAGACGTCGTGGTCATCGGCCCTCCAACCCTTGACGAATCCAGCCTCTCCAGCGAGGCCATAACGCCGCCCAGTCAAGGTGAGCCACGGCGCCTCTGCAGTATGCTCCAGCTACCTCAGCCCCAACCTGTGCTTTCCACCCCATCGCCCGCTCGACCGCATTGGCCCAGTCCTCCACGAGGAACACCGGCCGTTTGAGGGCATAGACACTCTCGGTGCGCTGCATCCTGACGGGCACCTTCCATGCGGCCTTGGGCAGGAGTTCACGCCCTCCCGCACACTCACCACTGACCACTGGGGTTCCACTGGCGAGGCTCTCCACGATCGGATACCCGAAGCCTTCTCCCAGTGAGGTCAGCATCGTGCAGCCACAGCGTTGATAGAGCAGGGCCAGTTGCCGGTCGGTGAACTGATCCAAGGTCAGGGTGATCCGCTGCTGCAGCCCGCAGTCCTCCACGAGCTGCGCCACCGCCCATGCCTTCACGGGGGTATCGGTATGGAGCCAGCCGTAGACATGCCGACCGCGGTGGCGGAGGAGGGCGAGGGTCTCGAAGAAGATCGAGAAGTCCTTCCTCGGTTGGTTCGCAGCCACCATTCCCAACACGTCAGCAGTACCCACATGGGGCCCGAGCGTGGCTGCGACCCATTTCGCTTCCTCCGGACTCGGAGGTGCCGCGAACACCACAGGTGTTAGCCCGTGGGGGAGGTAGGAGATCTCCTTCCCGTAGGTGGCCTTCAGGACCTCAGCCCCCCACCGTCCATACGCCAGCACCCGATCGAACCGGCTCAGGGCTGCTGCCGCGGGACCATTGATGACCCCATTTCTATTCGTGGCATCGATGGCCGTATAGGCCCACTTCTGCACCGGCAGATCGAGGTTGGCGTAGTCAACCAACCTCCCTGGATCCCACACGGTGAACAGAATCCCTGGTTGTGTCCCGAAGAGATCCTGCCAGTACCTCGCGGTGCAGGCGGCTCCCCAGTCGTCTGATCGATCGAGGGGGAAGTGTCGCCACGCGGTCCATGGAGGTGGGCAGCTCCCTCCAACTTGGACAAACTCCACCGGTAGGTCGCTCGCCACGATTAGCCCGGCCAAATCCCTCGCGATGCGGCCGAGGCCGGTCGGGTCTGCAGGTCCGTCGCCGACGAGCATGAAGGGGGTCTTGGTCATTCCTTCGCGAGTTCCAACGGACCATCGTTGAGCTGCGCCGGTGGTGTCCGCTTCCGTTTGGGCGGATCAATCTTCGGCCCCTTCGCGGTGAGGACCGACTCGCCCGTATGACGTCGACGGAGGATCTCCTTGGCCAGGCTCAGGGCCTGCTGGGCGAGATCGAGCGGCTGTTCCTCGAAGAACCGGAGACACGGGATGATCGGATCGGGTGCGGTGCGCGGCATACACAACTCCTTCAAGGGTGCCCCGACCCACCGCTCGGGACCACACGGCTGTTCAGTACTGATCAGTACAGTAGGTACTGATCTAGGCTCTCAGGTTGTCAAGGTTGGCAAAGACCCTCAAGACGGCTCCACAGGCACACTGCACCTGATCGGGATAGTTCCCCTGGGCATCCTTGGAGAGATCCTTCTGGTAGTACTTCTTCCCGCAGCCCAGACGACCCTGGACCTCCTCGAGCTTCCCATCCGCCCCGACCACCCGAATATTCTTGGTGTCGTTGCAGCCGAAGGAATAGGTGATGTCGGCCCCGAAGGTCTTCCCCGCGAATCCCGAGACCACTTCGACCGTGGCCTTGTTCCCCGCTGGACGTGTCTTCACCCCGAACGCTCGGAGGAGGTAGTCGAGATCGGACGCCTCCACGTTGCCGCGCTTCCGCTCCTGATTCGACAGGCGGGTCTGGAAGCTGTCGCCGTTCGCCTTGTTGCCCGGGCTGGCGACGATCGTCAGCGGAGCGTCACGATCCAACACGAGTCTCACCCGCTGTCCCTTGGTGGTCTCGTAGACATCCCACGTCTTCGACAGATCGGCCGGCAGGGTGAACCGGTACGGCCCGGGCTGGGGCGGTGGGGTGAAGGCCCCGAAGTCCGGGAGATCGTCGAATGCCTGCGCCGGGAGGGTTTCTTCTTTCAGTTCCAATTCACTCAGACTCTTGCCACTCATAACTTGAACTCCTACACTTCACGAGGTTGACGACTAGCTACTGTACTGATCAGTACTGATCTACGATCCTGGTGCCCGTTCAGGCGGTTTGGGTCCGGGTGGTGGGGGTGGATTCCCGACTGCACTGACCATGGGACGAGGTGAGGCGATCGGCCGACTGACGACCGCGGCCTGTGGCGTCTGGATCTCATCGCTGACACCAGATCCCGCTGACCGCTGCAGGTTGCTCCTGACTCCGGTGTCCTGCTTCACACTCGGTGGGAGATCGGTGGAGGCTGCCTGCCCGTCATCATCCTCCGGTGCCACCCCCACCATCGCTGCGAGGCCGTATCGGCGAGCGTAGGTGATCGTGCTCCCGATGGCCTGCGGGGTGTTCTGTGCCGCCAGCATGGTGAGAGATTCCTCCACCCACTCGTCTGAGCTGTGAGCCAGCAGGGTGGTCACCACCACGACGGTCCCCGAGGTCTTCACCGGCTGGATCACCGCGATCTCGTTCTCCGCCAGTGCAGCCCGACAGGCATCCCACGTCGCGGCGAGGTCGGCAAACTTCGACTTGAAGAAGGGATTGTCCGACTTCCGCAGCGCCGGCTTGATCTGGCCCTGCGCCTTCGATAGCGCGAGGACCAGCTTGCCGATCGTGGCAGACCGTCGGACACCCAGTCGAGCATCCTCCTGAGCCGCCTTGATCTGCTCCTCCCGCTCCCTGGCAGCCTGCTGCTTGATCTCCTCCCCAGTAGGAGGGCGAGGAGCCCCGTCGGTCCCAGCTCCTCCGCTCCCGACGGACCCTACCTTGCTAGGCGATCCCGGTACTTCCGGGGTGGACGCCGGGATAGGGGTCGCGAGGGGGATCTTTCCGACGGGGCTCAGTCCATTCTCCATCAGTACACCACCTCTTCCCGAATGGTCGTGGGGAAGTCGAGATTCCGCTGCACGGCCTCGGCCTTCGCTCGCGTCGAGAACACGCCGAGGGCTGCGTAGCTCAGGCTGCCCTCCAGCAGGTAGATGTGGGGCAGTAGTCCCCCTCCACCGTCCGCCACCGCCCGTGCCAAGACGCGGTTCATGCTCACGCCCGTGTCAAAGATATGCTTCGCCAACTCAGTCCCGTCCATGACGATCTCCTTCCTCCTCGAAGAGTTGCGTCAGACTCGGGCCGAGGCAGTCCCGATGGTTGGCAGAGCGCTCGCCCTGTCGTAGTTCGCCCAGCATCACGATCCCTGGATGCTCCGTGGGGACCTTCGCGTGGTTCAGCATGTCCAGTTCGTGCCACGGATTGTACCGACGGGGGAAGCTAACGGCCCCTTCGGGATCGAGATAGTCGTCGATCATGATCCGTACTCCTTCAACAGCTCGGTGACCTGATCCGCACTCAGCCACTCCCCGGTCGTGACCTCTTCGGGCTGGGCGGTGAGAATCTGTTCCCGGAAGAACTCCAAGGCGGCACGGATGGTGCGGGATTGGATCGTCCCAGTCAGTGGAGAGACGCTCGCGGCCACCTGTTGCTGACTCATCGCGATCTCCCAGCCGGCTTTGAAGGCTTGATAGACGAGGGCAGTATCAGCCTGCGTCTTGGGCACGATCCGATCGGCCGACCAGTACGTGAAGGCTGTATCAACGTCAGACATCTCCCGCAGTGGACCGGGATCGCTCCGCTTCCCCGCTGGCGTCGTCTCCCCGCTATGCCTCCCGGGGGTGCCATTCCCACAGCTGGTGCAGCCGAGTTCGACCGGCCCACTCTGCTCCTGTCCACAGGCGGGGCAGTGCCAGAGGATCGCAGCAGGGGCTGGGCGGTTGGTGCCGAATCGTGATCCTTCTACCGGGCTCATTCCTCCTCCTCACTCTCCGCTGCCTCGTCCAACAGCAAGCCACGCTCAACGGCCTGATCAATTTCTGGTTGGTGGTGTGGACGTCTGGGGACATACTTCCCACCGCCCAGCGGATCCTCCCAGCCAGCCTGCTTGAAACAGATCGGGACGAAGGCACACTCATGCCGCAGCCCGAATCTCCTGCACTCGAAACTCGGGGAGACTAGCGAGGCTAGTCGATTTTGGAACTCCGGTGAGTTCCAAGCATGTTCCTGTTGGTACTCGTACAGCTTCCACAGGATGTCCTGCCACTTCCGCTCCTCGCCCACGATCGCATGCTTGAGGGTCTCGATCTGGGCCTGCTGCGGGATCAGGGGTCCGACCAGGAAGACCTGCTTCTCCACCACCGACGGGGGTAGGAAGTTGATCCAGAACTCACCCGGGGTCATCGCCTGATCCGCTCGTTCGATCCATGTGGGCCAATCACTGTTGGCCAGGTCAGCGATCGACCGCTTCTGATAGGTCCTGCCCGCTCGCTTGGTCTCCCCCTCCGCATTCGTCCACTCGTAGGCCGGCAGCCAATCGTCAGGTGCTAGTGGCGGATTCCCCGGTCGACAGAACCCGTAGCAGAAGGGTGAATCCTGTCGATACCAGGTACCCTCGAAGGGATCCTCCACCTTCTGACGTCGACCTTTGTACAACCCGATGATGTAGAACTCGGAGACGGGTTTGCCGTATCTCGCCTCGATCCCGAAGGTCCCGATGCCAAGTTGAGGTTTGGTCTCCCACGCTGGCGCCCACGATTCTCCAGCCTGCCCGGTGGTCTTGGCTTCGAAGTAGGCCAACCGCTTGGTCTCCCGGTGCTCGGCGATCACATCCTGCCTGAGCATCTGACCGATCCCGAGACACCCGCGCTCGGCATGGGTGGAGGCGTTCAAGCCTTCCACCGTGGTCGATCCCAGTCCACAGGTGCAGTCCAGCACCACGATCGACTCGGTCTCCGCCTCCAACACCCGGTAGTTCCTCCACAGCCACGGCAGGAGCTGGCGACAGAGGGCATAGATCAGCCCGGCCAGGAGGAGTTTCTGTTCCTGGACGATTCGACTCGAGGACTCCGACGCCAGCAGCCCACGGTAGCCGGATCCTTCGATCTTGGCTTCGTAGTCGTCACTCGCCTTCTGGATGGCTGATCGAATCAGGGTCAGCGGTGGGAAAGTATCGGTCTCGGCGAGGTGCTGGAACAGGGTCTCGAGGGCCTTGTGCCCGTAGATCCCGGTGGCCAGTGGGAGGGAGTCTGATCGAGGCACGATCCCGTAACCGGTGGGACCGAAATGGTTGGTGAGGTAGCGTTCCTGGGCACAGCGGCCGGTGCCGGTTGAGTATCGTGTTCTGTCGGTCAACCACAACGTCTGCATACCACCTCCACCACCACAACTGACGACACTCTACAGGACAACTGCTAATCTGTCAAGCTGACGATCTCAGACTCATCCTTATCCTTCAGCAGCTCCTCGACTTGACTCGACGTCAGCCCGCGGTTGGTGGCTTCGAGTTCCATACGCACCACATCGAGCCCCACCCGGTCGAGTCTGACGAAGAAGGCAGCCAGCGCAGACCGGAACCTCTGCGCCTCCCGCTCGGACTCCACGATCACCGTCCAGCTGACATCCCGCCAGCTGAGGTAATTGCCGTTATCCTTCTGGTACACCCCGGGTTGGATACGGATCCGGATCTCGTGGGGCGAGAGTTCCGCGGCCTTCTGCAGGGCGGTTTTGCTCTCGAGATTGTGCTGCGCGGTGACTTTCATGGTTAGGACTCTATGAGACTACTGCTAGTCTGACAGATTGTCAAGTGGCAGATTGGAATAGGACTGATTCTGTGGTAGAGTCTCGGCTTCCGTACAGTCGAACGCCCGACCGGGGGGGTGTCCTGATCGGGCGCTGACTGGCGGCAAGAGTTGAAGGGACGAACAGGGAATAACCGAGGGGTACGGAGGGAATGCCGCACCGCTCATTGAGGTCTCACATGCCGGACAGCCTACCACCCCTGCCTCCAGACGGTCAAGTCGCTCCTGCGGCCCGCCAGCCCTATCCTGACCCCATTCCAGGAATTATCCCGTTCGGCACGCTCACGCTGTTCTCCGGGGCACCTGGTGTCGGCAAGACCACGATGCTGGCCGAATGGTGCCGGCGCTGGCGAGACGGCCTGACCATCTGCGGCAAACCCACCAACCGCCCGCGGTCCTTCGCCTTCCTCGCGGCCGATCGCCAGTGGCAGTCGCATGCCCAGTGGTTCGAGGCCGTTGGCTTCGACGACATCCCCCACTATTCGGTCGCCGACGATCAGGATCTCGACCTCGTCGAGTTGCAGCGTACCGACAAAGCCTATAAATCCTTCCTGTACTGCTTCAACAAGCTGAACCCTCAGCCCGGCTGCCATCTGATGGTCGACCCCGTGTCGCCGCTGTTCATCGCTGGCGATCCCAACCGCTCGAGGGACGTCGCCGTATCGCTTCTCCGCCTCTCCCGCCTGTGTCGTGAACGTCACGTCAACATCACCTGTTCCGCCCACATGGGTAAGCAGAAGGCTGACCCAAACGAGCTGTATCTGAGACCCCAAGATCGTATCGCCGGCTCTCACGCCTTCGCCGGCTTCAGTGATACCCAGATGTATCTGGTCGACCCCAACCCCGAGGAACCGGCCTACATTCTCGGCTGGGTCCCCCGCCATTCGAGCCCGGAGGAGTTCCGCTTCGCCCGAGACAAGAAGTCCGGCCTATTCGTCCCGTACGACCTCTACCGCGATATGGACATGGAAGAGGCCGTGTTAGCCCTTGTCCCATACGACGATCTAGGCATCACGACCGCTCAACTCCTCGCCAAGGCTGAAAAGGAACTGAAACTCCCCACGCGTACCGCTGCACGCATGGTCTCTAGCCTGATGAAGTCCGGACGCCTGATCAAGGTCGCTCGTGGCATCTATAAGAGGGCGAAACCCTCCTAGATCTATAGCTGAGCTGGAGACGGTACCTGACTAGGGTAGATTTATACCCCCATTTAGCCTCTAACCTGTACGTACTAATAGATCTATAATTGCTGCCAAACTTCTGCCAATGGCAGTACTGGCAGTAACTTTTGCTGCCATCTCCGATCTGGCAGAAGGTTGGCAGTAACCGAAGGTCTAACAGGTACAGTAGGTTACTGCCAAAATGCCACTTTTTCTAACCCCCATTAAGGGGTCCTCTCGTCAAGTATTTGACGATAGGCGAAAGTCTACTCAATCCCAGATCGGCCCGTGGTGCCACAGTGGAATGACAAACCCTGCCGCCTGTAGCGGTTCCTCGCAGTCGTCCCAGTCCCACTCACCAGGATCGGCCTCTTTTACTGCGTCGAACACCGCTTCGGCCTTCGCGTCTGCCTCGTCTGTGCTCCACGTCTCAGGATAAAGAATCGCGTAGGCATGATCCTGCCCGTCCTGACTCGGTAGGATCATCACGTTGTACGGTAAATGGCCCTTGTAGCGTTCGACGTCTAGTGCTTCGTTCCTCATACCCCTACCCCCTTTTAGCTATGGATCCACGTCTCCCACATCACCAGACCCAACAGAATTCCCACCCCGATCCCGACCTCGATCCACCGTTGAACCGATCGATCCTGCTTCCGCCTGTCCTGATCCGCTCGCCAGGCCGGATCCGTCCCTCCACCTGACTGGACAGAAGGATGGATCCGTCTCTTCGTACTGATCAGTACTGATCGATCCTGTTGTGCCTGTGTGCGTTCGTCGCCCGTCCAGACTATGGGCATTACAACCACCTATGGCGGAGGGCGTACCCGTCCGTGTGCAGTAGATCGAACCGCTCCGGGCCGTCAGGATTCGGGATCCGCCCTTCGCCCTTGCAGGTCGGACAGATCGATCCATCGTCCAGTACCCAACCGACGCCACGAGTCCACGAGCACCGCGGATGCTCCTCTGTGCCGTAGCACTGGATCGTATCCCTGTGGTTGTTGTGGTAATTGCTGGGGCATTTCCCCTTGCCCAGACAGTGATAGCCCCCGATGTACACTTGGCCTTCTGGGGCTCCGTCCCGCGTCAACAGTTGGCCTCCGGGCTTGTCGTGGGAGGCTTCATCCTTGTAAATATCGGTCGTGAGCCGGCCACCGTACAGCACGCTCGACAGCTCGTACACGAGATGAAACCCCATATCCATCCCGCACCCGCCGACCACTAACGCGTCCTGTTCGTGTCCGTTCCGCTTCCAATGCCTCAGCCCTAACGCTTTGCCTGTGGCGTAGTTCGGGTGAATGAAATCGACCGATCCATCCTGACAGCTGGGGACGAGTACCCGAATGGCTCGAGACATGCCGCTCGTACTGACATGATCGAGGATCGTGTACACCGTGTCGCCTGGTTTGATCCACTGTCTAAGCTGATCGATCGCTTCCCGCTGTTCGGCCTTCTGTGCCTTCGTCATTCTGCTACCCTCCCTCAGTGTCGACCGTGCGCCGGTCGAGTTATCCGATCTCTTCGTCTAGGCTTCCGTTGGTCTCGTGCCACTGCTCGACCTGATCGAAGTACGCCTCGACCGCGGCGATAAACCGATCCGGAGTCGTCCACCGTCCGCGGCGCCGATCCTGGATCCAGTACTTGAAGGCGTCTCGCCAGTCCTGAATATGTTCCCGGTGGGTTGAACCGTCCGCGCCAACTTCCGCGGCATCTAGGCACCGTTCCGCCCGTTCCGGATCATTGATCCAGTCGTCGCTGCTCTGTCCCCAGATCTGACTGTGCTCTGACCGTATGAACCAGTCTGTAAAGGTTTCGATCCGTGCTCGGGTACTCGGGGTATAGGTCGTATCGGTGAAGGTCATGATCGGCACCTTTCGAGGTTCCCCGCGTGAATATGACGCGATCGTGTCGGGTCATCGGTCGACGGCTGATCCACCGCGACAAACCGCCCGCCCTGACAGAGTCCACAGCTGCACGCGACCGTAGTCCACTTGCTCTGTCCTTCACCTCCGGCGATCTGTCCCGTATTGCGTAAGAATTCGCCCGTAAGCCGTACCCGCGTGCCGACTGCTGGCGCCTTAGTCATGCTCATACCCTCCGCTCAACTCCGGGCGATCAGGTTCCGGAGTTGACGCAAGATAGGAAAAGTTACCGGGCTTTCCTCAACCAGATACACGACGCGTTGTCGTATGACGCTCGACCGTGATAGATCGCCCCGTTGGTACCCTTCACGGTAATCGCCACAAACCGCCCGCCGAAGTTATGCGGATAGACGCGAGCGGAGGTAATCGCCCCGAGGACCTCGCCTGTCCAGGTTGTGACGGTGGCATCGGTACGCCGCGGATAGAATGCTGATCGGTACGGCCGTGCGCGATCGGGTTCTAGTGCCCCATGATCGGCCTTGGGTTTGTCACAGTGCACGCAATCATCCGGCAGGTACAGTCGCCCGATCTGTGGGGTATAGACGTGTTTACCTTCGTGCGGAAAATGGAAGTAGGCCAGCTGGCGATCGGGTTGTTCCGCCCACCGTGCCAGCTCCACTCGAGTCAGCTGTTGGTTTCGATCGGCATTCTCAGCTGGTGAGACTCCGATCGTGCCGTTCGGGGTATAGACCTTACCTTCGTGTGTAAATCCGTAGTCCATGATCTAATCCTTCCTGTTAGCTGACAGACACGATCGGTGCTTCGATGGTTTCCATACCCATCTTCGATAGGCCGATATTCTCAAGCGAGTACGCGATCGTTTCGTCGAGGTATTCGTTGTAGTCTCGACCACCACGCACGGCCGTCATACGGATATCGCCCTTGCGCCACAGTACCTGAACCTTGCCCGCGCACGGTCCGGACAGCGGATGGAGTTCATCAGCCTTCACACGTTCAATTCTGAAGCTGAACCCGACCCAGCCACAGTAGGATCCGTGTTCGTCCATGCGATGTACGTCAGAGCTGATTCTCAGGTTTCCATTCTTTCGCACCTGGATCAGCCAAGATCCATCAATACCGGATCCATGTGGCAGGGCGTCTGCCAGCTTTTGCACGTCGACGATCGGCTGAACGTTGTAGGGATTCTCAAGATCGGTCCGGTACCATCCGCGCGCCGATAGGTTCTGATTCATGCTGACCTCCAGGTGTGCAGTCTAGTCTATTCGTCCTAGTCTGTCAACCTGACAGGTAAGTGACAAAAAGTGTCAGTCGTGACAAAAATTGTCATCACTGGGAGTAGTTAGTTCCTAATCCAGGTATAGACGTGTTTACCTGTGGTCGAATCCTCGATAAACGCCCGAACAATGCCGGCAGTATCACTGAGATATTCCGCCAGGATGTTCTTACACAACTCCAAATCGTCCTTTTCGATCAGTGCAGACTCGGGCTCGACCGCGTTTAGATCTTGTTCGTCAACAATGACCACGTGATAACGGCCGCCGTCAAACTTAGCTCGTCTCATCTCCCTACCTCCAATCCAACTATACATACATCCTGTCAACCTGTCAACCTGTCAATTAGACTATCGGTCGACCACCAACAGATCTACAGCTCGAGCCGGCAGTGTCGACAGCTCACTAGCTCGAGGTCGAGTGTCGACAGCTGTCTAGTCCCGCTCGACTGTCCCGCGGCCGTCGACGATAGGCGGGCTAATTGTCCGGGAGGGTGGGGTGGGGGGTGGCTGTCCGTGAACTGACCCCTCCGATATTTTTTATTCAGCTTTGCACAAGATATTTTTGTGTGCACCCCCCTGTGATCCACATTTCCCCACTTCCCTCTATACTCTCCGGCAGAGATTCTCCATGACCACCCTCGTTGAGACGCTCATTGGTGGAGACGAACTGATCCATAAACGGTGTATCTTCTGTGAGGAAGAGGTGCTGTTGTTGATTCAGGAGAAGAAGTTGACCTGGATTGGTCGAGGACGGTGTCACTGTGCCGCGTGCGTGGTCCAGTTTCATGTGGCGAAGGGAGGGTTGGAGTGAAACTGCCGCGGTTCGCCAGCCTGTTCCAGACGCGGAGGATGATTCGCGCTGTCGAATCGCTCGCGGAGTCACAGCGGAAACAAACGCTGCTGCTGGAGAAGCTCGCGCCCTATCTGATCCCGATGCCCGAGGAACCACTGGATGATGTGGCCGTGAAAGAAGTCACCAATATCACCTACTCCAGAGATGCTGAACAGGTGGCCATCGCCGCGTTCACCCAGAAGGTCTACGAACAAACGGGACATATTCCGACGGAGCAGGAGATCGTGGACTTCCTCGATGAAAAGTTAGGCACAGGCGGTCTGCGGGTTCAATGAAAGTCCTCATGCAAACCCCCCGCGGCAATATGCACGGTCCCGGGCTGACCGGGGGACGAGGGCATCGACGCCCGCAGCAGTCCGAACCGCAATCGCTGGCGGTGATCGATCCGGAAGACTTCCCTCCGTCACCCGTTGAGGATGCACTCGCCACCTTCGAGGATACCGTCGGCGGGAGAGCCCAGCTCGTGGCGGTGATCGAATCGAACCCGAAGCTCCAGCCGTTCGAACAGCGCCTCGTCAACAAACTCGCGACCTCCACACTCAAGTCTCTTCCGCTGGTCGAACTCTGTGTGGAAGCGGACTGCACGGTGGGACAACTCTTCGATGCCTACAAGCGTGGACATCTCGCTCGAGCCCATGTGCAGGCGATCAGTGAGATCGCGGATCAAGTCCCGGCGATTGTGAAGGACATCCTCGACAAATGTCAGACCACCACCCAGCCCTGTGCGGACTGTGAAGGTTCAGGTGAGATCGAATCCAAGGACTGTCGGGTCTGCAAAGGATCAGGATCGGTGGTGGTGGCGAGCAGCCTTGATCATCAAAAAGTCGTGTTGGGTCTGCTGGGCTTCCTCCAGAAGGGTGGCAGTGTCAACGTCAACACCAACGTCCAAACGAACGTGATCGCCACCGCGAGTGGTGGGAGACCCGGCGGCACCCTCGATCGGCTGCACGATGCCCTGAGCGGGATTTTGCGTCAACCGATCGATCTCCCCGAGGAGGATCCTGTCGTGCCGGTTCCCGCGTGTGAATAACCGGATCGATGATCCATGGTACCTCCGATTTATCATCCAGGTCGGCGTGCCCGCGGCCATCGCCTGTGGGCTGACCTTCTTTCTCACCTGGGTCGTGTCCCGGGACATGCAGGACCTCCGGCGATCCCAACAACAGATCCTGGAGATGGTGCAACAACAGCAGGGGATTGACGTGACCATCGTCGAGAATCAGAAGGCGATCATCCGGCTGGTGAACGATCACGCGCACGCGACCGAACGCAACGGGCAGACGCTCTTTGCCATTTGTATCAACCTGGCGAAGGGGGATGAGGAACGTCGTCGGTGCTTCAACTTCGCGGAGCGGGAGAAATGAGATTGACGTTGACTCGTCAAGTGCCGGCGGACGGGGTCGTCCTGGGCGATCTCCTGATCGACGGCGTGTGGATCTGTTTCACCCTTGAAAAATCCTCCCGCATGATCCCCCTCGGCACGTATCCGGTGGTGATCACCCCCTCCACACGATTCGGTCGTCTCCTCCCGCTCGTGGAGAATGTCGAAGGCCGATCAGGGATCCGCATCCACGCCGGCAATACCGACTTGGATACCGATGGGTGTATCCTCGTCGGGCGTGGAGTCCTCGTGGACAGCCTGAGTGAATCCCGGATCGCCCTCACCAAGGTCCAAGGCATGATCGCACAGGCACTGGCGAGTCACGAAGACGTCCGACTCACGATCCAAACTGTCCCAGAAGGAGCGGTGGCATGATCGATCACGTCGACATCATTCTCCAGGATCAACTGTTTCCCGCGATCAACAGCGACGGGAACCGGATCCCCGGGAAGGTCTGTGTCCACTACCCACGCGGATCCGCGACCATTCTCGCCACCTTCTTCACCGAGACCCCGGTGAGACTCGAAGCCGTCCCACCTGATCAGGTCAGCGGCTTCACGATCTACTCGATCGTGAACGGCAACCTGCTGATGGTGCCTGACCGGCCCAACTGCCCGGGTACGATCATTCCCGGCGCCGGACTGACGATGCTATGAGACCCGCGCTCGCCCATGTGATCCTCGGCGGCAGTGGCGGCGGATCCGGGACTGGACAGACCGGCCGGATCCACATTGACGGCCTCGTCTTCAAGGATGAGACCGGCGTGATCTGGCCCTACCGCGGCATGACCAACTTCCTCCTCTACCAGCTCTGGCTGATGGGCGGTCCCGCCGCAATCGATCCCACCATGGCCGACTATCTCTCGCTGAATCCCGGCCCCAATACGATGCGGGTCCTCGGGATGGTGAACTCCTTCGCTCGTCTCCATCCACAAGACTGGGGTGAGACGTACTACACCGAACTCAAACCCTTCGCTCGCTACCTCTTCTCCCGCTGGAGCTGCCGCTTCTCGTTTGTGTTCTGCGCCGACAGTGCCGACATCATGTCCGACGCGGAACTGGATGCCCATATCGATCGGGCCGCTGAGATTCTCGATGAGCCAAACGCCTTCGGAGAAGTCGCCAACGAACCGAGTCAGCACAGCAACCTGAATGGTGGCGATGCCCGGGCGTATGCGATCTACCAGCGGATCAAAGGTCCCGGCCGCATGATCGCCACAGGAGCCGGTGACGGATCCTACGCAGGGGACTGGGTCACGATCCACCCTCCCCGATCAGCTGACTGGCCGAGGCACCTGAAAGATGAACTGGACGTCCGACAGATCGCCCATGTGCCGGTGGTCTCCGATGAAATCATGGGGGCGGCGGAATTCCCGATCGACGGGAAGCGTGACACGGACCCGGGGAACTTCGCCGATGCCGCCGCGGTGGGACAACTCGAGGGTGCCGGATCGACCTTCCACTCCGACAGCGGGATCTTGTCGAGACCGCTCCAACCGGTCCAGCGATCCTGTGCCGTGGCCTTCTTCCAAGCCGCCGCATGGGTGCCTCCACAGACCCAGATCGAGTTGTTCATGCGTGGAGAAGAACAGGGCGATGGCGGCTGTCACTGGACCTACGCCCCGGGCGATGCCCCGGCGATCTGTCATCACAGCGACCAGATCGAAACCCGCAGCTATGGCAAAATCATCGAACCCCGCTGCTGGGTGACCCAAGTCCAAACCCAGCGTGATCATCCCACCGAGTGTCCCGGCTGGGAGGTCGAGACCCCGGGTCCTTCGGTCGGACTCACCCTCTTTAGGAGAACCTGACATGAAAGCCTTCCTCTGGCGTGTCGTCTACGCGGTGATCTGCGTCGTGCTGGCCCTCGCAATCATCCCGCTGTTCGCCCAAGTGGTGGGCTTCCCGATTGGTGGACCCCTGTGGGAACTGATCCGGATCTGCATCGCGGGTATCGCGGTGGTCTACGCCTTCTTCGGTGGACAACCCCCCGCCCCCTGGTAACGTGAGCCAGTTCGCCGAAGCCTTTCGACGAGAATTTCCCTTCGCACAGGATGATGTGCGGGAGGCGAAGGAAGTGAGCCTCGTCTGTCCCGCGTGTACCTGTGCAAACACCGCCGGGTCACGTAGAATCACTCTCCATCGGGACGGCACGGCCCACTGTCACCAGTGTGAAGAGAAGTTCCCGGTGAAGGACACCTGATGGCCTCGACGACTGAACCGTCCATTGTCGTGACCGGTGTGCGCCGAGACGATCAGCCCATCACCGGGATCATCGAAACCCGCGAGCACGAACCGAACATCATCTACCAGACGATCACCCCGATTGCCTCGATCCTGATCCGCTCGGGGCGGGCCTTCATCCAATCGCTACTGGCCACCTCGGGCCTCGGGATTGCCGGCACGGTGATCAACCTCCAGGTTCTCGATCACATCAAGATCCGCGAGATCCTCGTGATCGCCTCGGCCACCGCGGTGATCTGTGCACTCCAAAACACCGGCGAACTCCTCGCCAAACTCGATCAGAAATTTCCCATGTTCAGAGGGGCGTGAATGAAGAAAAAGAATCCAGCCGATCTTACCGGGCGTAACCTGCGGGCGCTCAAGAAGCGAGAACTGATCGCCAAAGACCTCCTGATCAATCGGGCGGGCTCCCTCGATCACCGGCTGACCAACCTGAGCGATCTGCTGGACACAGTCATTCGCCGCCTGACCGCCTTGGAAGTCATCGTCACCGGAAAGAAGGCCAGATGAAAAAACTCTTGGTGATCGTGTGCTGTCTCGCGCTGTGGGATGGTGTGGTGTTCGGCGTCTCGGCCTGCTCCCACAACCCACCAGTCCTGACCCCCACCGCTGCCGCCGCCCTGACCAATGGCCTCGGGGCCCTGTCGATGGTCCTCCGCAGTCAGAACGTGAATCCGCTCGCCCTCGCCGCGATCTCCGATGCCCAGACCGCCATCGCGCAGGATGTGACGGGCCACTCGTGGGGCGAGATCGTCCGGACGCTGCTGACCGAGTTGTACTCACAACTTCCACCAGAGGTCCTGAATCGACCCGCCGTCTGGGCCAGTTTTGCCGCGATTGAAATTGTGCTCGCCACGATCGGCGCCTAGATGGGCGTGATTATCTGGCCGACGACGTGGGCAGCCATTCTCCAGTGGCGGGCTGCGTATGAATCGTGGCATCGTTTAGTCACTGGACGACAGATCACATGACCTTTTTTGGCTTCATCTTCCTCAGAAGGAGAGATTTCATGACGATTGCTGATGTCGCTGCCAAACTCGCCGCCTTGAAGACCTCCATCGACACTCTCGCTGCCGCTATCGCGGCTCGACCAGCTCCGATCGCCACACAGGCTGAAGTCGATGCCCTCGGTACCTCCGTAGACGACGCCGCAGCAGCACTGGCTGCGATTCCGCCTCAGTAGGAGCCCGTCTGTACCATCCCCGCCTCATCGCGGCCCGGGACGAACAAATCCTTCGGGATCCTCGTTTCGGGTCGCTCTTTCCCTCGGGGAGATTCCCCACCTACAGCGTCGATGACGCTCGAGCCTTGACGGCCCAGATCGTCGCGAGTCGCGATGGCGCCGGAGAACCGATGCGATCCCTCACCGAGGAGGAGGAGCAATTCGCTGCGACCGCCAAGCTACGGGCGACCTACGACACCCCCTTCTACCTCCAGACCTTCGTGGTGATTGACGAGGAGGGCCACGGGATTCGGCCGCTCTACCCCTTCTGGGAATCGCAGCAGTTTGTTCTCGACCGGCTGGCCACCTTGGAGATGCAGCGGTATCGTACGAAGTCTCGCGATGGACTCCTGCTGAATATTCTCAAAGCCCGTCAGCTGGGCATCAGTACCCTCGGAATGGCCTTGGTGAGCCAGCGGATCTTCCAGCAGCCGTACATCCGCGCCATTGCCGGGTCCGACACCGAGGAACAGGCCCGCTACCTCTTCCGGATGGTCGAACGGATCTACGACCACCTCCCGTGGTTCCTCAAACCCGAACGGGCCGTGCCCTACAGCGCCGGTCGAGAACTCCATCTCACCAACCACTCGTCGATCAAAACCGCGTGGGGCAAAACCACCCGTGGAGCCCTGCAGGAAGTTGGCGGGAAGAAGGGCAATATCGAGAGAGGCCGTACCAACTCGGTAGTCCACATCTCTGAGTTAGCCACCTGGGACAACCCCGAACAGCTCGACTCCTCCCTCCTCCCCGGCATCCCGATCAACCCCGATGTGCTGGTCCTCTTTGAATCCACCGCCGAACTCGCAGGCGATTGGTGGCATCAGCAGTGGCTGGCCGCTGAAGACGGGGAAGGCCGGTTCGTCAACCAGTTCATCCCGTGGTGTGTGGAGGCGAGCAAATACTCCTCGCCAGCACCGACTGACTGGAGTCCGTCGACCGAGACCCTGAAGGTCGCCGCGCAACTCGACAGAGATTGTCCCCGCTGGATCGGCAGGAAGCTCGATCTCACCCGGGACCAACTGTATTGGTATGAATCTACCCGGGCCTACTACCTCAAAAAGGGCAACCTCCACACCTTCCTGAAGGAATTCCCCTCCAATCCCGAGGAATCCTTCCAGTACGCCGGGAGAAGTGTGTTCACCCTCGACGAACTCCAAGCGATCGATCAGTCTGCCCGACCGATCCGCGATGTCTGGGCGGTGGAACCGAGCCGAGAGATCGCCGAACTCCGCCATGCCGATCTGGACGACCCGAAAGCCGCAGCTCTCCACGCCGACACACGCCCGGCTGCCCCACTCAGCACGCGAATGCCAGTCCGAGAAGCGGAGCAGTACCCTGTGCCCCCGGGCTATGGCTTCAGACGGATCAGCGGTCCCGAACTCCAGGAACTTCCATCCCTGAGAGCCTCGGTCCTGACGATCTTCGAATACCCCCGGGCCCGAGGGAGACGTCGCTACTACATGGCGGTGGACGCGGGCGACGGGATCGGGCAGGACTACACGGTCATTACCGTGGTGCGAGAGCCCACGATCGAAGAACCCGCCGAGGATGTGGCCCAGTATGTGTCGAATACGATTCGGCCCGCCCAGATCGCGTTCATCGCCGATGCGATCGGCCGGTTCTACACGGATGAAGACGGCCTCGAAGCCCTCGCCGCGATCGAGTTGGAGAAGCACGGCGCCGTGGTCCAGAATCTCCTCCAACTCCACCTTGGCTACTCCAATTTCTACATCTGGGAGGTCGTCGATGCCGCCGACGCCTCGTCGAGGTTTACTCGACGAATAGGGTGGCTCACGTCTGCTCGCACCCGACCGCTCCTGATCGAGAAGTTCCACGATGCCGTGACCACCCGAGACCCCTTGAGCGGTGTGGCCGACTTCCGGCTGAATTCCACCGTCACCCGTGGAGAACTCCACCATTTCGTGACCGAAGGGGCCTTGGAGGATGCTGAGCACGCCCGGGGCCAGCACGATGACGCCATCTTTTCCAGTGCGATCGGTTACTATGTGGCTCATCAAGCCGCGGGTGGTGAAGCCGAACCCGTCGCTGAACGTCGGCGGCGGAGAGACGCCATGGTGGCGCATCTGGCCACCACCGGTGGACCCAAGCGAGACTTTCGAAACTCCGCATCGACAGCCGAGGATCAGAACTTAGGAGTGGATGATGCCCGAGAAGGGATCGACGATGACGCCCCCGACAGCCTCTACTTCGGCAGCGACCGCTCCTCCGCTTAAGACGGTCCCGCTGAAGAAGCAGGTTCGTCCACGGATCCAGGTGGAACCCCTGACCGCCACCCAGCTCGAGGCAGAAGGCCGGTTCGTCCTCGCCAACGGGATGAACTCCCTCGGCCATCCCGGCAACTGGGTCATCAGCCGGGGATCCACCGTCCTCGCGGTCCTCCCGACCGACGTCTACCAGCAGGAATACATCCCGGTCGACGAGCACGCCCTGACCCTGACCGGAGCGGATCGCGCCGAGGTGGCCCGCGCCCTCGGGTTTGGATCCACCGACACTCCTCAGCACCTCGTTACCGCGGCCACACGCCTTGCTCACCTGACGATCGGCACCATCGACGTGGATTTCACTCCTGGCCAGTGGGAAGAACTGGCCCACCGCGCCACCAAACGGGGAATTTCGGTGGAATCCCTCGTGAAACAGATCGTTGACAAAATTTGTCAGGACATCTGGTCGTCCTAGATGCCCAACCACGACTATTTTTGCGGGAATTGCCGAGTGGCCGTCATTGATCAGTACCGATCAGTACAGGAGGGCGGTCAGGCAACTCCGCCAGTCTGTCCCGACTGTGGCCGGCCGATGGACTGGGTTCCGCAGGCTCAGTTCGACTGCCGGTCGGATTCGGAACAGAGCCAGATCCCCAAATTTACCTGCCGGGATGGTCGAAACGAGCTGGTCGAGATCGATTCCCTGAGAAAGCTCCGTCAGGTCGAGAAGGAATCTGAGGATCTCGCCCGAAACGGTGAAGGCCAGCAGGTCGTCTTCAGAAACTACTCCCAAACCCGAGGCAATCGGCTCGACAACACCTTCGGCGACGTGGCCCAGGAGAAGCCTTCTGCCGAGGCCAAGCGGAAATGGGGTCTCCGTGGAGCAACGAAGGTGCTCGGTGGTGAGGCAGAGCCGAAGCACTCGTATGGTCCGGGCGTAAACGACTCCAACACCTCGGCACTCGATCACTTGAAACCGTAAATGGCCGAATTCAGTAGCTCCGGCATCCTCGATCTGCCCCCGACCACCGCCGAATCCCTCCTGAGAGGTGATCCCCGCGTGTTGGGGTGGATCAAGGAGGCGGTGCAGGACGGTGACCGGATCAACCGGGCGGATCCCTCCTACGATCAGATCAGCCGGAGTCTGTCCTACATCGTTGGAGAACAGCTCAGCCCTGAACGCCAGCGGCTGAAGTACCTCCCACAGGTCGTGATCAACGAATCCCGCAAGGCTGTGCAGGCGCATGTCTCCGCCCTGACCGATATTCGGCCTGTTTTCGGCTGGAAGACCATGAACCCGGCCTACGAGGTCCAAGCCGATCTCCTGAATAAATATGCTGTGGCGGAATGGGTCACCACCCTCGCAGACCTGGAGTTAGGCGACTGTATCAAATACGGCCTCGCCGCCGGCACGGGCGACCTCGTGGTGGATTGGGATCCCCATGCTCCCTTCGGTGGGGCCAACGCTCTCTCGGCAAGAGATCCTCGGGACACCCTACCGATCCGCCCCTCCCAGTCGAGGAGCCTCCAACTCTGGGAAGGCGTGACCCTCAGAGAAGAACACACCGTCAACGCCCTCCGCGGGATGTACCCGACCAAGGCTCCCTACTTCCGCCCGGCGACTGACACGGCCCTCGGCAGGGTCATGGGCAAGTTCCGTACAGCGGCCTCGAGACTGCTCACCCCGGCCGATCCGCTGGATGCGCTCGGCCAAGCGGGTACCCACAGTCGTCAGGCTCGAGCCGGCTCTGTCTGCCTCTACCGGACCTACTTCCACGACCGCACCCGCAACCTGACCAACCGTTCGATCGTGATGGGCACTCCGGGGGCTGCCTGGGCCTACACCGTCCAGCCGAACGCCCCGATGTACCCCAGAGGCCGACTGGTGGTCTCGACCGACGAGATCATTCTCTACGATGGCCCCAACACCTATGGCCACGGGATGTTCCCAGTGTGCAGACTGCGGTTGTGGAGTGTGCCGTGGCAACTCCTCGGGATTCCTCTGTTTAATGATCTGCTGCCTGTGCAGGATGCGATCAACGACACGGTGAACGACCTGAGATTAGGCATCCAGCAGTGGATCGACCCGGATGTCATCTACAACCGGAACGCGGTCAGCGAGTCCACTATGCGTGGCTTGGACCCGCGGCGTCCGGGTAAGAGAATCAAGGTGAATCCTTCCTTCGGTGATGCCTACAAGCGGCAGGAGGGTCCCTCGGCCCAAGCCCTCCAACTCTGTAGTGAACTGTGGGACAAACTCACCACCAAACATAATGACCTGTCAGGGACAGCGAACCTCGCAGCATTGCTCCAGCTGCGACAGCTTCCGTCAGCTGACACCATCGAAAAGTACTACGAAGCCCTGACCCCCGAGATCCGTCAGGAGGCCCGTCAGGTCGAAGCCTTCATGCGCGATCTGGCCGAGATGACCAAGGTCAACTACTTCCAGTACTTGGATCAGACCAAACGGAGAATGATCCTCGGTGACGCCGGTGTGGTGCTGGAGGACTTCGACTTCGACCCAGGCAAGCTCGTCCCGGCCATGAAACCCGGTCAGTCCGGCTATGTCCCCGAACTGGACGTCGATCTCACCACCGCGGATCAACGTGCCCAGTTTATGACGAAGCAGTTCATCTTCGTCGCCGCCCCGAACTCGATCCTCGCCATGCACGCGACCGAGCGGAAGATGCAGACCATGCAGCAGGCCACCATGGGCTACGTGGACTTCTGGACCTTCCACGAGGTGATGGAAACGCCCAATGTCGGTGCACCGCCCGCCATTCCACTGCCGCCGCTGCGGCCTGTAGACCCCCAGATCGTCATGGCGATGCAGATGCAGGCCCAGCAACAGTTGCTCCAAGGCCAGATGCCCTCGCCCTACGTGGACCCGGCCAGCGGGAAACAGTACCTCCTTGACCCGTCTGGACAGATCCTGGAGATCCGCATCCCGACGACCATCACCGAACGGTTACAGGCTCAGCAGATGTTGGGTATTGGTATGGTGGCGAATGCTCAGGGGCGGAAGGCCACCAACGAGGCACCCGCCCATAGTGAAACCAAGGGTGACAAACCCGGCGGGCGGCAGACCATTTCCACCTCCAAGAAATGAGCCCTCCAACCTTCGTTCTACTCGATCGGTTGGATCAACTCCTCGCCCCACCGAGGTCTGTGGAGTCCGACTTCAGTACGCTCCTCCAAGCCCTCCATGATCGGAAATACACGGGTCCGATCACCCTCCACTTCCACAACGGAGAGGCTAAGATCGCCCAGTTCGACGCCCCACAGATCAAACTCACACCCTAACCGCTTGACAACCTCAGCCTCCTCCCGCACACTAGCCGCTCAGTAGCCCACAGACGCGCCCGCAGACCATCGCGGTGCCACCGCCTCCGGCCCAGACGACCCCTACCGGTCTCTGGGCTGTTTGTGCGTACAGGGGCTGGAATTATGGATCATCCCGGTTTCAAAGCCGTCCAAGCGAAGATCGCCGCCAAGGAAGGGGTGTCGAAGGATCGCGCCGGAGCCATCCTCGCCAATTCCTCCCGGCATGCCTCGTCTGTGGCGAAGAAGCGGAATCCTCGGTTGCGGAAGGTTCACGGCCGCTGATGCCCAACGACATGACCGACCTCGGTCTAAACCTCGCCCTGAGCGATCCCTTCATGCGGATCGGCCAAGGCATCGCGAAGGTCGGCGAGGTCACCCAGAACGCGATCGACAGCGGCAAACAGCTGATCGCCTCGAAGATCCCCACGAGAAAATCTCCCGCCGCCAAGGACATCAACCTGCCGAACCGTGGCCGGGTGGATCCTCGTCTCCCGAAGCGGAAGGTGACCCGCTGATGCCTGCCGTCTCCAAGGCTCAACAGGCCGCGATGGCGATTGCCGAACACGATCCCGAGAAGCTCCAGTCGAAGAACAAGGGGCTGCTCAAGATGTCCCACACCCAACTCCACGATTTCGCGGCGACCAAGCGGAAGAATCTCCCCGCTCGGGCGTCGACAGGGAAACGCTGATGGGATCGAAAATGGCCTCCTGTTCCTCCATCGGTGCGGGTCCGATGCACGAGCACGACTACCAAGCCGAGGATGATCACCGCACGATGGGTCGCGCTGCCGAGATCCAAGCCGATCCCAAGCGCATGGCTGGCGTGCGGAAGCATCACAAGAAGGTGAAGCGAGCCGTGGGGATCATGTCCCGCACGATTCACGGAGGCAAACGCTGATGGGTCCCTCGATGGCCCCGCCGATGCCGCAGAGTTCCTCCGCCTTGGACGGACCTCCGCCATCCCCTCAGGCCAACGGCGCCGGTCCCACAGGATCTGCCACTCCGTTCAGTCTCGCCGCCCTGACCCCTCCAGCCGTCCCGAGCAATCAAATGCCTCCGGAGATGCTGACGGGGATCATGCAGTCGGCCCAGACGATCGCGCAGATGTTCGACAGTTATGCCCAAGCCACTCCCGATCTAGCAGCGGACTGGGCCCAGTTGAAGGATGGCCTCGCGGCTGTCCTCGCAAAACTTATGCAGGCAGGATCTGGCCCTGTGAGTCCAACCGCCACTGGCCCGGGTTTCCCCGGAGGTGGCATGGACCGAGGTATCGCCGGAGCTGGCGCCGTATAAGAGAAGGTTCTCATGGCTAAAGCACTCGACAGCGGCAAAGCATTTATTGAGGGAGTCCTCGCCAAGTTGCCAGAAAACTTGAGGGAGTCTGCTCGATCTGCGTTTACCGCCCCGGAGGCTGCCGACGCTCTCACCGCTGTGGGAGACGGTGTGCTCGCCCGGGCCGACTACAGCAAGATGATGGACGACCTCCGGGTGAAGGAGGAAACCCTGACCTCCGACTTCGACCGTCTCAACACCTGGTTCGAAACGATCAAACCGAAGGCAGAAGGCTACGACGCGCTGGCCGCTGAAGTGGCGCGGCTCAAGGGACAGCCTCCGACTGTCGTTCGGGATGACAAACCCGCTGGGATGACCGATGCCGACTTCGACAAGAAGATCGAGGAACGCGAGCGGGCGGCGGCGACCTACTTCAACACCACGAATGCGCTCAGCCTGAAGCATTTCCAGACCTTTGGTGATGTCCTCGATCTGAACGACCTCGTGGTCTTCGCCCAGAAGTCACGCCTCCCGATTCTCGACGCCTATCAGCAGAAGTTTGCCGAACCGCTGCAGAAGAAGGCCCAGGAACAGGAAGATCTGCGTATCAACAAACTCGTCGAGGCCAAGCTCGTGGAGGAGCGGAAGCGGTCGGGTGGGGATCAGCCCTTCCCCCTGAAAAACTCCTCGCCCTCGGTCCTCGACATTCTTGAACAACCCGATCGCAAGCCGACCGATCACACCGTCGACACCGCCGTAGCCGAGTACGATCGGCTGCAGTCGGCTCGCGGCTAGTGACCGTGGTGTTGGCATACAGGAGTCTCAATGGCGATTCAGCTCGATGATGTCAACACCGTCGTTACCAAGGAAATTGCGCCCGGCGTGGTCGACGGCTATTTCAAGGCCGGTCCCCTGATCGCCATGTGCAAGGCTCGCTTCACCCGGAAGTGGGTCGGCCCGACGATTCAGGAAAACTTCATGTACAAGCCGATGAAGGGCGGGTCCTACGGCAAGGGCGGCTCGTTCGACGTCACCCGTCGGCAGACCCGCACGGGCATGCTGTTCACCCCGAGGTACTACGAGGTGAACGTCACGGAGTTCCTGGAAGATCTCGAAGTCGAGATGGCGGGCCCGAGGGCAGCCTTCAGCGTGATCCGCACGGACATGGCGCAGGCCAGCTTGACCATGAGTGCGATCCTCGAAATCGCGGCCTTCCACCACGGTCAAGCCCTCGTGGGTGACAACCGCTCGCTGGAACTGAACGGCCTCGAGGAAGCCCTGAACGACGGTGTGAATGCGTCATGGGCCGGCAACCTGTTCCCGAGCTACGGTGGACAGACCCGAACCGACGTGGCTCCCGCGCTGACGCCTCCGCTCGGTCAGATCTCCACCCCGAACATCGCAGCCTCGCCCTACCTCGGGTCGATCTCCTACCGCATCCTGCGTCACTCCTACCTCTCGGCCTGCATCGGCAACGAAGCACCGGGAGTCGGCCTGACCACTCGTCGAGCCATGGGGTTCATCTCGGAGAACTTCCTCCCCCATCAGGTCATCGACACGATGCAGCCGGAAATCGCATGGCCGGGCATGAAGTTCGACCGCGCCACGATCATGATGTCCGACTACTGCCCGGGGCAGGATGGCACCAACGACGCGGATCTGGGCAACTACCTCGCGACGGCCGGCGAGACCTTCTGGTGGCTGAACTTCGGTCCTCAGGGTGACGACGCCTACATCCGCCTCTACATCGCGCAGTCGGCGAAGTTCGCGTTCGGCTTCACCGGCTTCAAGGGCGCTCGCGACGACAACCAGGTGTCGGGTCAGATTCTCTTCGGCGGCAACGGGCCACTGGTCAAGGCACTACGCCTGAGCCGCGTCATGCACGGGATCACTGCGTAATCAGACTGGAGCCCACGCTCCACTGGTTCAAACTTAGAGGAGTATCTGATGCCGAACAATTGGGGGATGCAGCCAGTCTTTCTACAGTCTGGTGATCCCGAACAAGAAAACACCCCGACCCTCGCCTACCCGGGTCAGCTGGGCATGCGGTTCACCGTCATCCAGCCCACCCGCTCCGCACCGGGCGCGGAATCTGGCCGCAGCAAGACCTACCAGATCGTCAAGACCGACTCCACCATGACGGTCGCCCCCTTCGTGGGAGCCGTGGCGTGGTGGTCGGACAAAACCGGCTACGTGGTGACCACGACCGTCACCACCCTCGGCCGCGGTCGTATCGCGGGCGTGTTCCAGAACGCCATCACCTCGGGCAACTACGGGTGCATCCAGACCGGTGGACCGGCCACGGTGAAGTTCATCGACGCGGTGACCGCAGCCCCCACCGTGGCGGGCCTGTTCGTCATTCCGTCGGCGACCAACGCCAAGGCCGACTGTCTCGCGGCTGCCTCGTCGGCGACCTATCCACCGCTGGGCGTCTCGGCGGGTGTCTACGATCCCACGAACACCGTGGGCGTGGTCGACCTCGACGTCCCGCAAACCACCTAAGGAGGGCGTGAATGGCAACGCTCGACCGTAACGTCACCAAAGGTGGATTCGACAAGTCCGGCGCCTACGAGCGTCGGATCCTCGCGTACACCGGTCCCAACCCCTACACCAGTGGGGGCGACACACTCACACCGGAGCAGTGCCAACTCGGGATGATCGCAGCCGTCCTCGGTCTCCTCATCTCGAATGGCACGGCGATCTTCTGGGGGTTCTGGAATCCCACCACCAAGAAGATCCTCTGGTACTCCGCCACGGGCACCGAGGTGACCAACGCGACGGACATCTCGGCCTACAGCGGGCGGATCGAAGTCATCGGGAAGTAAATGGCGGCTGAGACCTTCGCGGACATCTGGCGGCGGGCACATCTGGAACTCCCAGCGGTGCCTCCGCTCCTTGTTCGATCATGGGCGCAGGAAGCCTTCACCCAAGTCTGCGATCACTGGGACTGGGCCTTCTTGCGCGGCGAAGGTACGATCAGTATTCAGGCCGCACGAACCGTGACCACGACCTTCACGCAAGGCTCCAAGGCGATCACCTCCACGGCAGGCTTCCTCTCCACGGATGCGGGGCGACAGATCCGGGTGACGCGCCTGCCGGTCTACACCATCGACACGGTGACGGACGCGAGCAACGCGGTCCTGTCTGAGGTCTACACGGAGGACTCAGGGGCTGCTTCAGCCACCATCCAAGACTGTTATGCGACCATGCCGGCCGACTTCCGGATGTTCCTCGTGGTGTTCGATCGCTACTACCAGCGGGTGATCCCCTTCTGGCTGACGCAGGATGACATCGCGACCTCCGATCCTGGTCACTTGATCAGTGACACAGGGCCACGCTACCTCGTAGCGCGTGCGTATTCCACCGCCACAGCCACGGTGGGTCAAGTCCAGTATGAGTACTGGCCCGCTCCGACCTCCGTCAGAACCTACCCCTACCTCTACGTGAAGGGGGCACAGGTCCTGAACGATACCGATGTCCTCCCGGGAGTCTTCGCTCGGCGGTCGGATGTGTTCAAGACCTACATTCGCTATCAGGCGGCTCAATGGCCCGGCACCACTGATCTCAAAAATCCGGCGTATAGCCTAGCCGGGGCGCAGCTTTTAGCGTCCCAGTGGGAAGCCGCCAAGCAGCGACTCACCCTGATCGACGACAATGAATATCCGCAGCAGCTCAGCGTGGTCAACTGGGCCCGCCGTATCGGTGCGATTGCCCCGACCGCGTCCCTGCTGCGCCAAACCGACGCCACCGTGGCCGATTACATCTGAGGTGCTTCATGGCTGGTAGCTTCAACCCTCTCTGGCAGAATCCTCCGGTCCCGACACAGGACCTCGGTGGCGACTTGGTCACCGACCGTGGCGGCGATCCGCTGATCGATCTCGGCGGGACCTCGGGTCTGATCGACTTCTGGACGAAGGAACAGATCGTGGAGGTGGCGCCCGAGAAGGAAACCGCCAACCCGATCAGTGGCCTGCCCACGACACCGGCCCGGTGGGAACCGAGTGACAATCCTCCGCCGCCACCGGATCTGACGGATCGCAACCCCGGCACGATCGATCAGAAATAAATGGCTGCGCGATCCTTCAACCTGACGATCACCGCGGTAGCCCAGCAGCTCTCCTCGGTGCTGAGTCCGAGCCAGCGGGGCGGGTCTGCAGACGAAGCCTGTCGCCAGATCATCTTGACGACTGAGACCGACTGCTTCATCGGATCGTCCAGCAGCCTGACAACCTCGGTCTACGGGTTCAAGATCTTTGCTCAGACGGCCTCGATGGAACCGTTGTACATCGGCCCGTTCCCCGATGGACCCGTGAAGCTCTCGGACCTGTGGGTCATCGGGACCTCCGGGGTCCTCCATATCCTTACCATTCCCTACTAGGAGATCCGATGGCAGCCTACGCAGTACGCATGCAACGCACGGCCTCCACGACGCTCTCGGTAGGGTCTGTCGCTGCCGATGCCACCCGCCCCCGCCGTGGCAAGATCTACGACGTGATCGTCGGTGCGGAAGGCACGGTCGCGGACAATCCGTTCCTGTGGGTGTTCCAGCGATTCACCGCGGCAGGGACTTCCACCTCGGTGACTCCGCAACCGGTGGATCCCGCTGATGCCGCAACCGAGTTCGACGCCGGTCAGAACCACACGATCGAACCAACCTACGTGGCGAACCAGATCCAGCTGACCATCCCCTTGAACCAACGCGCCACCTTCCGCTGGGCAGCCCGTGAAGGCAAGGAGATCGTCTATCCGGCTACGGCCAGCAACGGCATCGGTGTGGCGACTCCAACGTGTGGCCTCGTTGCGAGCACCGCTGAAGTCTGGGTCGACGAGCAATAAGTTGTGCGATCCCCCCACGGGCTGGCGACCATCGTCGATCCCGATCGCCCCCTGTGGGAACGGGACACCATCTCCTGCGGCCACTGCGGGAAGGTGGTCTTCGTCAAACCGAACACCCTCTCGACGGTCTACCTGATTCCTCATCGAGACGGGCGTTGGACGGAGGAAGACGGGGCGGGCTGTCACCTCTGCAGCCAACCGGTCTGCCTGCCCTGCTACGATCTCGGCGTCTGTACCCCGCTGGAACGACAACTCGCACACTGGGAGCGTCACTAGATGCCGAATACCAATCCGCAAGCGATTGCCTTTTCCAACGGTCGCATCCGTCCCGGCGCGGACCGCCTCGCGCAAGCCTATTACATGGCGAAGGCGCTGGTGAACGACTGGAACGCCCAGAACGTCGCGGCGGTGATCATCCCCGGCGATACAGTGAACATCATCAGCGATGGCTCCGCGACCGACGGGCGGAAACCGATCACCAATGACAACGCCTATGCGATCATCTTGCAGGCCCAAGCCTTGATCACGTTGTATGAGGCGAGCGGTGGAGCGCCCCTGACCTCCATCCTGCTCGTGGCGCCGAATCCTGCCGTGAAATAGTCGATGGCCGTTCCGACCATTCTGGTCAACTCTTCAACGGGCAGCGATTCTGCCGCGAGTGGGGCTGGCCCATCCACGGCCTTGACTGGCAGTGCGGGCGTCTCGACAGGGACGACAGTGGTCTTGGATGGATCCCCGAACCTCGCTGGCGTGGCGACCGACGGGAGTCATGTCCTCTGGTTTAACGACACGACGGCAGGGAATCGGAACTTCGTGGCGATCACGGGCACGGCGAATAGCGGCACACCGACGGCTCAAGTGACCGTCGCGTTGGCCTTGGCCGTGACGACGAAGGCGTGGGCGATTGGCGGGAAGCGGGCCAGCGTCTATGGGTCACTGCGGCTGGTAGATAACAACGGGAGTGACGCGGACGCGCAGGCGGGCTGGACCGTGCAGATGGAATCGGGCCACACCGAAACCTTCGGCGGGCGGCTGGATGTCCGTGTCTCCGGCACGACGGTCGGCGCGTTTACGCT